CCAGAACGTTCCAAGTGCTCTTCGTCAACGGCTGGCAATCCGTTGATGACATCAGACCTGTCTCCCGACAGTTCTAGAAGCGTCAAGCACTTCATGAGGGCTGCGTAGTCGTCCAGGTGTGAATCTGGACTAATACCCTGAACCACCATTCCCTTGACAAGGGGAACTTGGTAGTCAGGACAGTAACGCTTGGCAGGTTCAACGCCAAGCGCACTGATGCGGCCCAACACTGGAGATCTCTCGGACACGTATGGGAAGGGTATCAACCTCTCCAAAATCGTGTCTAGATATGCTGCTGACTTCCACAAACCAGCCATGTACAACTGGTTGCGAGTGGAAACAGCAGATATGATCTCCGGAACGTCCTTCCGTGAGGTAGGAATCATCTGACGGAGCTTCACGATAGAAACATCGTGACCGTCATAGTATTCCTTCCCGCAAGACTCCCGGAACTTGCCAGTCCAGAAGCTCTTGCTCGAGTTTACTCTAAGCCCAAAAGCTTCGAGTACCTCGATCACGGACGGCACCGTGTCTACGGGGACAATGATATCGTCACCGTAGATGCGCACCTCGCCTACAAGGGATTCAATATCCTTGTAGGTTAGTGGTCTGTCTAGGCTCTCTTCAATCCCAACGAATACCATGGAAGCAAATACCATGGATTCAAAAGGAAAGGTGAGAGCAGACCCCATGGACGCGAACTTGGCTAGGCGTTGAACGCCATAACCAGGCACATCAGCCTTCCGACTCCTACAAGCATCAACCGCAGATAACAAGTGCGGGTGATTGCGAAGCAGGAGACGTACATGCTGATTCGAAACACGGTCTGAAGCCTCACTAAGATCTAGTGTGGCTAGAGTTCCATCTCTGGAACTTCTCCAAGCAAGATGTTGATTAGACATCTGGCTTGACCAGCCGACAAGCTTTCGGGGGATGTCAAACTCCCGGAAGCTGTCTTCGATGCATCCCAGTAGCCCTTGCTGCATATACTGCATGCAAGTAGGTTCCACTGCGATGATTCGAGGTGTTTTGAGCGTCTTTGGCACAAGAACAACCCTAACAGGTCGTTCTTCTGCCGGGGCGAGAGATCGGACGTCGGTGAGCTTCTCAATGAAGCTCCATCCTGGAATAAGGTACTCCCAAGTTGGGAATACGCTTTCCAGACGCTCGGTCCATTCAGTCTGAGCCCACTTGGCGTTTCCGTCAAGGCGCTCTGCTGTTCGGCCGGGACCGTGCTTTGGCCTGATGTCGCAATTGAAGACCCGAAGGTCGACATCTGCGAGAATATCGGACCAGAGCATAGTGTTGATGCGAGAAAAGCGATCAACGCGATCCGCGTTGATCGTCGCGTCAGCAACTCGTACATCTCTCTCTGCCTCCATGTACTTTCGTATTGCCGCGACATTGCGTGCAGATGTGCACTCAATGTTTATTTTGGCGAACATCAGAGTAATCTGACGTATCGCCCCGATCGCGTCAATACTAGGGCATGGAAGAAGCAGACCAGTTCGAGAATCGAACACCAACCCAAGGAAACCTGAGAGAAATCTCGGGAGACCGCGTGTTCTCTGAAATCCAGGGAACGCGTCGTGGGCGACATAGCCAAGGTCTAGACTTTTTTGGAAGTCCGCGCCGAAGCTAGCCAGGGTTATCGTGAGAAACGACAACCCCTCATGTTCGATTCGCTCCGTGACTGTTTTGAAGTCACGGATGGTGCTGATGCCACACCAGGTCCCCAGTTCATCGAGGACCTGTTGCAAGAAACCTGTCAGGCTTTTCATATGTGCCCTTCTCAAGAGAAAGGTCGCATATCCCTAGCTCTGACTGTCGCCTGCCACCACCGGGGGATTTAACCCCCCCGATGGTGGTAGCAGCACTAGGCGCTTCCCAGCGTTCTAGTGTCAGTTCTCACCACCCAGAAGCTGGGTAACCTTCGCACCCGTGGAGGCCGTGAGATACGCCGTAAAGGCGTCCACGATCTCCTTTTGCTGCACCACGGTGTAACCACTGATCGGCGCGTCCACCACGATGTAAACACTCATCGAGTGGGCAACGTTGGTCGTGGGCACCAGTGGGTCTGCAGCAATCTTCGTGTGCGAGACTCGCAGAGTGCGCCGATTCCTCTTCCCGTAGGAAGAGGAAACGGACAGCTTAACAGCGCTGTCGTTCGAAGAGAACGCACCAGCGTTGCTTGCTGACCCTGTTCGCGGAAGCGAAACGGGCGTACCTGCGATGGTGATTGACTGAGGGTCGGCGAATGCCATGAGCGTGGTCCTTGCAACTGAGTGGCCACCGAGACGGATTATCTCGATGGGGAATACACCCCACGGCGTTAATCACGCCGCAGAGCGGAGGTACTCTTGGTTAAACCAAGAGCACCAAGGATGGTCCATTGCCTCAGATTAAATGAGGATGGATTCATCCCAAAACCGTACGGAGTCGCCCTAAACCTTTGCTTCCGCACAGAAGCTGTGTGGAGCGAAGGAATAGCGATACTCCCACCTCCCTTGAGAGGGAGAGGAGCATCGAGACTTCTCATCTGCGAGACTTTCGACTCGACCATGAGATAGCCGTACTTCATGACGAGGCCATCTGAACTGAAAGCGGAAACGTTGTGGAGGTTATCCCCAACGTTGACGACCCAGTCAGATAACCAACTCCAGGGAGCGAGATTCCAGAGTACCTCGGGCGTGAGCTCGAGACCCAGCAGATATTCAGCTTTCTGCTGATGTGCCTTCATCTTGGCGAGGGTTGAACTCCCCGTATCAAGATGATAGACGTACGCACCACTAAACCACTTTCTACGAGTAGAAGTGAGAATAGAGGTGCCTGGCGCTCCCGGTGCGACGAAGGCTTGCCTTACGAAAGTCGGTATACCGCTTGAGGTTAAACTCAAGCCACCGGCAGTCGTAGTGGACAGGACATCGTCGTCCCAGACGTACTTCCTCCGGACTGTTCGCCCGGAGTCCCTCTCGAGCTGTTTCAAGAGCTTACCATGCTCAAGAACAGCTCTCGCGGTTGCTTTGACATCCCGTACCAACGGGGCCCAACCGAACTGAACGTTCAGATACTCATCCCCGGCAGAATGCAGCCGGGCTAGAGTAGTCCTAGCTTTCAGTGCGGTCGCCCCGAGGGCATGAGGTATTCCCTCACGGAGTATCTCAGCAGCGCCGACAGAGAGGTTAGCAGCAGGATTGGTGGGGATAGTTGCCCTCACGGCCTTAGGGCCGTCTACAGACTCATTGGTATATGAGGACATGTAGCTGGGGAAAGTACCCCAGGGCAACGGGCCCGCACTAGGACTAAGGACCAGAGGTCCTTCGTACCAGTACGCGCGTTCGGACGGACTTAAAGACAACGGGTTGCCTTCAACACGGATGACCGAATTTCTAGGGTCATCTATGATGAATTGGCACTCCGTGCTGAAAGTGTGTCCGTTATCCCACGAAGTATTACCGTCTCGCTTGTACTCTCCGATAAGACTCTCATAGAGCTTACCGTGTGAGCTAGCAAAGGCGGCCGATCCTTCGTCATCATCAGATCCTGCCCCACCAGAACGAAAACTGGTGGTCGTCTGGATTGGGTCACCCAACCCGAATGACAGCCCGGTTCGAAAACCGGAACTGCTGTCAGTGTAGGACCCGGTTACCTTTACAGGTATTCGAGTCTGGGTTACGTAACCCATGGAGTTCTCCTCGGTTTCTTGTACCTCTCTCGTTGGTTGCACTGCATCGAGAGAGAGTGGGGATGGATAAGGCAAGGAGCCTATTCCTCCCGGCGCATCAGCACCGGCAGGGCCCTTACGGGCCC